GCCAGTTTCCCTATGTCGCTTCATCCACTTCACCGCCCATAGACGAGGGCATGGTTTGAGAGAGGTCTTCTGTCGAAGAACGAACACCGTACTACCCACATGTGGTAGCAAGATTAGCCTACATGCTGCAGCATGCTTACAACCCCAACACTAGGGGCGGACGATACCAGGCTTCACGAACGGACAGCGGTTTCCAAACTCTTACCACACCACAGCGCCTACCGCAGGCCAGATTCAAGACCTTCTCATTTCTTTTGTAACGCGATGTGGTGCACCGCAGGCCGAGTCTGACACCTGACACCCGAAACACCGTAGTGAATCGAAGACGAGGGATCACCTCACGATATAGTTTCACTGACCTACCCCCTTTCCCTTTCGGTACTCAGGTTGCGCAGGACAGACTCCCCAACGGATAGCAAAAACGCCGGTCAGACCACCTCGGCGTGCCTCCTCCAAGGCGTGCGCATCTAGCACGCGACAAAAATCTTTTCTTGACTAGACGAAAGGAAGGGGATGAATTCGTCTATGATGGGAGAGAAAGAGAGAGGGCGTCGGATAGGTGAACGCACAAGGGACCATTGTCGTTCGAGGTTGGGTTGGTCATCGACCCACTTAGGGGAGCCGACGATGAAGATCTCAGGGAAATTGTCTTTGAGATACTCCAATACCGGTGTCACCCATAACCTCGACCAATGGCTCACTTTCCGTGCCAGCCTAAACTTGGACCGTAATTTGCGAAACGTACGGTGTTTAATTTTCGTTTTTGCCGGAGGAAGAGGAATCCCTTGCCAAGCGTTCACGAAGGAAGTGATAACCCTATCACTGAATTCTCTGATACGGGCCTCCCGATAAGGGGTGGTGTGTATTGGAGGACCGATCGAGAACGGAACAGCTCTTGTGAAACCCGTCACCTTGGGAGTTGGTTCTTCAGCGAGGTCAATCAGACCTCTGAACCAGTTCTTTTTCACAAGAAAGTTCCACCAGCGAGAGGGAAAGGAGGAGAGAGGAATCGGAACGCGCGCCAAAAGTTTTCTAATAGGAAAAGCCACAAGTAACCAGGTGGCAGTAGAAAACTTCGTTTGGCGGCAGAGATCGAAGAGGGGGACGGCGAGGGAACCTACAGGCTCCTTCCAGGAATCAGAGCCGAGAAAACCGAAGCAGAGCTTGGGAACCATTCGAGACTTACTAAAATTGTAAGTCTGTGAATTGAGATCCCCGTACTTCCTATTTCTCATGGTCTTACTACGATTGATCACAAATCCGACTTCACTTGTACAGTGAAGCCAGGAGTAGTAAAGACCGCTCTCACCTGGAAAGAGAATGTCGTCTCCGTTGAGGATAGAGGGATGATGCCGGTCATATCCGGCGAGCCGCACAGCGCGCTCAAAGCAGATTCGGTTCAATATGCAAAGTACTACAAATGAACCGAGGTTGCCCATCATGCTACCTCTAACAACGGGATACCTATCCTTACCTTCCACCACATGACAATCTCTGAAGCTGCGTACGAACAGCTCCGATTCTCGAGGGGGTAGGGACTCTGCAAGAGTTTCGACCACGGCAAGAACTGCGTCACAGTTCAGATTGTCGGTCGATGCAGCATAGTCCCCGGAGATGAAGTCCAGGCCAGAGGAGGCGGAACGGAGGCTCTCGAAATGAGCCTTCTTCACATCGCCACGGACAAGCCAGGGGTGTTTGCAGAGTCGATTATAGGCTGACTCATGGACAGGACGTAGAACGTCCTTCGCAATGGAAGCCTGCATAGTCACAACTCTCAACTTGCCCTTAGTCTTGGCCGTACCGAGGCGGCAATACGCCGCCTCCTCTGCGGATTCAGGGATTTGGTGGCCATCTTCAAGCGCGGCATTAACACCGCACCGGCCCTTATCGTGCATGCCGTACCCGTGGTCGTTGTAGAATTTCTCTGCTTTCTCTTCAGAAGAGCTAGGAACTCCAACGGGTACGGAAAGGGTGCCACCCAATCCCCGCTCCATCTCCAAACATCCCTGTTGATCAGGGACGTATACCCCCCTTCTCCCCCTAAACCACTTCCTTCCCATTATCCTTCGCGTGCGCCGTTTAATATCAAGAAGCACTGCAGGTTCCGTCCGCCCTGGTTTCCCAGGCCTAGCGGGCCCCCTGTTCAGTGCACGGTCGCACCACTCTTCTTTCGCTACCCGGCCGGCCCGGACATCACAGTTGAAAGAGGGGTCTTTTGTTGAGCAAGGTTCATCGAACAAGGTCTTGGTACCCTTGATCGCGTTCGCAAATATGAACCCGGCTTCCCCCTTTAACCTCTTGCCCTCGTTGGCTGACCACTCCTTCCATTTCTTCTGCAGAGACTCGCAGTCCTCTGATCCATTCGCGATGAAGTCCTCTCTACAGAGGGACTCACGCCTTAGGATCTGACTGACGAATCGCAGATTCTTGCCGGTACGCTGTGCTGAATCGCACGCGCGGCGAGAGTCACTGCTATACTCTTGACGTTTGAGCATAACTGTGTGACAAGTTCTCGCAGTGGGTTCACC